TTTGCGGCTCTCTATCAAGGTGTTCCAGTTGCCGCAGAAGGACAGATTGTTAAGAACAGTTGGATAGAAGTCATTGAGGAAGAGGATTGTCCTCCCTTGGACGTTGTGTGGCTGGCAGCTGACTGTGCATTCTCTGAGAAACAAATGGCTGACGAGACTGCGATTTGCGTTGCGGGGATCAACATGCGCGATCCCACTGTGATTTACATTCGAGATATTGTGAAGGGGCGATGGGGCTTTCCGGACCTTGTTGAAGCCGTGAAGCATAACTACACATACTATGGAGCGAAAGTTCTCTGTATTGAGAAAGCAGCTTCGGGGCATTCCCTTATTCAGGTGTTGAGGAAGGAGGCAAAGGTTCCGATCGAGGAGATGCGACCTCTGAAGTCAAAAACTACACGACTTCAGGCCGTTTGTCCTTTACTTGAGAACAGCAGAGTTAAACTGGTTCAGGGTTACTGGACTGACTCTTTCATTAAAGAATTAACATCGTTTCCGTTCGTTCGTCATGACGATAGCACGGATGCTTTTGCTTGGGCGCTCACTTACTATGCAATGAAAATGGACGTTGTTGATCGCGGTCTACAAGAAACCATTATTCAAAACAAGCGGTTCAAAGGGGAATTACTTCGCGAGGGAATGAACGACAATTCGTTGTTCGGGGAAGCCCGAAAGAGCAGACAGAAACTTTTTGCCGGTGACACCACGGTAAATGACCCGGACTACGATTCTTCGTCTTTTGGTGTCGAATCCCGCTCCCCTTTTGTAAGTGGGCGAAGAGGGGGAAGAGGTCGTCTTGGCTATGAGTGATTTGTGGTGATTTGTAACCACCACGTTATAATCTAAAAGTTGCTGTTGTTTACAACAGACTTACTATGGCTATTTATCCTACTGATTTTAACAGCGACATCATGTACGCTGAAAACGGGACTGTCGCATTGATCACATCTCCAATCGCAGACAGATACCTCAGAAAGGCGAAGGAGGATCGATACAAAGTTCCTGCGGATAGATACTCTCGCTGGTGCGGTGGGGAAAATGGTTTCGATGACTTTTGTGAGTGGATGTAAGGGTAAAACCGAATGTACGAGTTGCCCTTCCAACCATGACTCGTTCCATTCGTTCTGAAGGGGGTGATAAGGATGTAATCCTGTTAAGCAGCAAAGTGTATGACCTACCCACCGACTGTATCACTCCTTTAAATATGTTAGACTCAAAGACAAAGCGCAAGGCTCGCCGTGCTGAAAGTGCCCAGATGCTAGAACATTCCTACTCAAAGGGGATGGATGTGATGCCTCCCAAGTTTTTAACTTGGCGGCAAGAAGAACTCTGGAATTCCCTGAAGAAAAACACCGTCACTCTCGCACATGGCTGTGCAGGAACTGGGAAGACGCTGATTGCGTTGCACTATGGCCTGTTTGGTATCGCTTCCGGCGATTTCGAGAAAGTTTATTACGTTCGCAGTGATGTTGGCGTGGAATTCCAGCGTGGCCGTGGGGCTCTTCCTGGAGATCTTTCTGAAAAAATCGCACCCCTGATTGCGCCTGTTCTTGACAACTTGCCCTGCATCATGAAGTCGCATGGCGCAAGTGAGTATCTGCTGAACAAGAAAATTATCGAGCCTGTTCTCCTGGAAGACATTCGGGGGCGCTCTCTCAATGAAGCCTTCATCATCGTAGATGAAGCACAGAACTTTCTACCTTCGCAGATCAAGACTGTTCTGACTCGTGTGGGTAAAGATTCGAAAATACTGCTGATCGGAGACACGAAACAAACCGACATGGAAGTTTTTCGAAGGGAGAATGGCCTGGTGGATGCTATTCATCGGCTTCGTCAACTTTCGGAAGTTGGTATTGTAGAGTTCTCAAAAGAGGACATCGTCCGCAACTCCGTTATTGCTCACATACTCGACCGCTACGAAGATTAATCAATTCCTGCCAACAAGATGAACGGTCATTTCTCCCGTTGCGTGAGGCCTAACGGCACAGCTTATGGAACACGCGGCAAATGTAAAAAAGGATCCGAGCAGGCGAAACAGGTTGTGGCACCCGTACCCAGAAAACCCAGGGCGGCAAAACCAGCTGTAGCAAAACGGGGGGCAGCCGGTTACAACTCTGCTTCAGATGAAGAAAGAGCGGCTGCTTTAGATAAGGAGATGGGAGATAGCGGTAAATACGGGGCAGAGCGCGAAAAACCATCCGCAAAACAAGCAGAAATCAATGCCAGAGCGAAGCAACTCGGTTTTTAGTAGGTGGTTTACTAAGTCTAAAATTTTCTTGCTTCTTGAGACTGTTTATGCGTAAAGACACACGATTCAGTCGCCCCGAGCGGCACGAAATTGAGGCCAAACTGAAACCCGGAGCTCTGGCAGACGCTCAAGCGCTCGGGATATGGAATATGATGCTTCAGGCTGACGATCCGTCGGAAGTCTGCCGGTGGTATCGTTCCTATCGTGACAGCGATCATTGCACTTTGCCTCGACAGCAATTGCGAGACATGCGCGACACGATGATTCAATCGATGCGCGAAAGCAACCGCCAGGATTCCAACCCCCGCAAGGAAAAGAAGAAGGGAATTCATTACGATCATCACAACGACGGTCGCATTCGCTTAAGATCCGGAGCCTAACATGAACGCACTCGACGAAATTGCCCAACACAGAGTTCCTTGCGGTCCGATGACTGTGGCTGCTTCCGGTGTTTGTAGGCGGAGACTGAAAGACTCTTTCGATCAACTCCTTGACAGATTGACCGTAGAACTACACCAGGAGTACCGGGCACCTGAGCTTCCGAAGAACCATAAATTTGACGAGAAAGGCGAAGTCGTTCACAAAGACGAACTTGCGAAGCGAGAGAGAATCGTGGGGGCAATGCAGAGGGGCAAGGAGAAGGCGAAGAAAGTTCGTGAACAAAATGCACCACACACACCCGAAGTTCTCGAAGCGAAAAGAGAAAAGCTTCTACAAGAAGGGATGATGAGGGCAGACGTGAAGAAGCAGGTGAAAGAGTATGAGGAAAAGTTGATGGGAAATAGCAAGATGCTGCACGATGTTTCAGGCGAGATGAAAAAACGTTGAGACGGGTAAAATAGGGGCAGTTCAACAACAACCGACAAATGAGCAACAGAATTGGAGGCGACTTTGACATGGACGCCGTTGAAGCATTTCGGGATGCTTACGCTTCTCGCCTAATGACTCCGGAGGATCAAGACGTTGATGCGTTCACAGGTCTTCCCACTGGCGAAATCTCAAACACTTCTCCTTGGATTGCCCACACAGGACTCTGGAAATACCCAAGCGGCAAAGGTCCCGACGAAGATCTGAAACAGCCTTTTCAACCTGAAAATTACTACGAAGAGGAAGAGTATGAGGAAGAAACCGAAGAAGAAGATGACCTTTCTCAAGAGCAATACGATGCTCTTATTGACCAAATTCTGGAAGAACTTGAAACTGAGGGTCTCACCGATGATTAGCACTAGAGAGTTTAATGAAAGGCGCTTTCTGATTCGAAGCCTCTTTATCATTTTCCTGATTCAGTTTGCTTCGACTGGCGCACAGTTTTCAAATTGCTTCAATCTCACAAACAAAACTCCCGATAACAATCAGACCAACCTTATTTGCAGTCAAGCCAACTCAAGTTTCTCCGAGACTGGCAAATTAGCGCTAACAACACTTCTAGCGCTCTTGGTTCCCGCAGCTTCTACGTCTTCAAGTGGCAAAGAAGAAAACAAAAGTGAGCCTGAAAGTTAAAGAGGGTAAAAACTCTTAGAAACTTTACTCCTATGTACGGATCTCGACTCGATTTCTCCGACGTCTCGCTTCCTGGCGTGGGAGGTAATATCAACGCCTCAAATGCGATTAGCATGGACAGGCTGAAAGAAATGAATGCCTCTGGTAAAAAGTGGGCACCGGACGCAAGTGGTGGAATGTCCCATCACAACGAAAACGTTCTAAAGATGAACGCTGAGAGCCGCAAAAAGCGTTCAAACCTCATCAATCGCGATTACAACGAGAATTGCGAAGGAAACAAAGCCATGAAAGAGATTTTCGACCGTAAAAAATCTCGAATGGCTTCTTTCAAAGAGCTGAAGCGCAACGAATACGGTTTCTCTGAGGGCGACTCTCAGGACTCGGAGCTTCTTTCTATGCCTCAACCCTTTGCCATGGGTGAGTGCAAATGCGGTGGTTCTTGCCCGGTCTGCCGTGATAAGAAGCGCAAAGATGCAGAGTACCGCGAGTGGAGCACAGAAAAGCGAAAGCAACTGAAAGCGGGCGACGTGAAAGGAGAATTCGCCGGTCCCGACATGTCTTTTCCAATTTCCAGTCCCGAAGACGTTGCAGCTGCCTGGTCTTCCGTGGGTCGAGGAAAGAATCCCCGTCAAATCATGGCGAACATCCTTCGCATCGCAAAGAAACATGGGTGGGAATCAGGACTTCCGCAAACTGTAAAAGACAGGATGGAGGCAGGTCAATCAGGTTTGCCGGAGTAATATGGAACCTGTTGCGCTTCTCAGTGTTTTAGCGTCTGTTGTGACGACCGTAACCGGAATCGGCTGGGTTCTTGAGAGAAACGGAAAAAGAATCGACGAGCGTTTCAGCACAATTATTCGTCACATGGAAAAGATGGAGCTGGTTCTTGATAATATGCG